TCCCTGTATTCTATAGAAAACGCGTATGACCTGTAATCAATGCCAGGCCAATCACCATCAGTGTTATTATCATAATTAAACTCTCTAAGGTTTGGGACTAAAAATGACCCAATTCTTGCCTGTCTAGCACCACCACTTCCTTGTTCTGGTCTAACCCTAAATCTACATCTAGCTCTTGTCGCTACACCAACCTCTGGGTCATAAGATTTGACCAAATCACCAAACTCATTAGTTGTTAGGTGGTCAAGATTCATTGGTATGTGTTCTAAGAAAGCTCCCGAATCATCAATAACCCTACCCCCATCTTTAAGGTAATATCTTTCTAGTATTGGTACTTCACCCCCTTCTGGTGCACCGTAAGACACACCAGTGGTATGTACTGGATAAGCTAATGGGTCTTGTTTACTAAATGGTGTGTACCTTATACAATCTATTATTCCGGGTTTTGTTGTTATTTTACAAAGTTCACCTGTATGTCTCTTTGGTCTACAGTTTTTATTAACGTAATTCTTACCGTCATCGGTAGCTGTTGAGCCCATGAATACAGCTTTGGGTTCTAATTTCATACCAGAGTCACCTAAATCGAAGTCGACTCTTGTTATACTAGCGTTACAATCGTCCTTATCACCCCAAAATGGATTAATATTTAATATCTTTTGTTGGTTTACAATTTGTGGTAGACTATCAATTTCCCTATCTGTTTTAAAATGTGGGCCATCAAAATCTGATTCTGGATAACCTTTAAGTTTAAAATCTTCTGGCAACATCGAGAAACATCCGATATCACTCATATCAACATCCATTATGATTTTTTGTTCACCTGTTGGGACTCCGTATATCATAAAGTCTCCGGAGTCATTTGTTTTTACGGTATATTTGTAATATTTTTTGTAAACGTATTCAACGTCTTGATTTGTTAGTACGTCGTCTAACATTGGGAAACTACCTACAGCGGTGTGACAGTCAAAATTAGCTTCCCTGCTTAGTAGGTTATACCTTGTGCCATCACTACCTTTGTCATATGGTTGTTTAAATGGATATAATTCCTTAATAATATCATTCTCACTATCTTCTACTGGTACAAATATTGATACCTTACAGTTTGGTACTCCGAACCCACTATTAATTATAACCCTACCCACAACAACACCAAAATCAGCGCACATACGTGTGTAAATATCCTTTTGTGTTAAAGATAAACTCAATATCTCTAATAAATCAAAATCTTGTTTTAACTCAAACGTTAAATTTTGTTCTTGACCTACTTGAGTCCTTACTCTGAATGATTTAGTTGCCATATATGCTTTACTAAATAAATAGTTATTACGCTAAAACTAATAATAGTTCTAACCACCTTTTAGTAAAGATTAGGATAAGATTGGTTTATTTGGTGTTTGTACCCTTATAGCGATATCTTTTTCTGGGAACCTAACGTGTAGTATCTCGTTTGGTTGTGCATAAATAGTATCATCCAACATATTCAATTCTCTAACACCAGCTGATGGTACTGTCCATATTGGTTGTGATGATTGTGATTGTGAATAGTCACCACCAACCTTATTAAACACCCTAAGATTAACTATATTTATAATACCTGGTTGATTCATAATAACCCCCCTTAGTGCTCCCATTGGTAGGTCTTGTCCCATTTCTATACTATCTATATCGAAGTAGTCACCTATTTTAGTTATAATATTAGTTATTATCTGTCCTTGATTTGATGAATTCTCTAGAACTAGGTCTAATTCAAACCCTAAATCAACAACTTTACCTGAACCAACACTAATATAATCGTTCAACATTCTATGGTTAGATAAGAATTCTGATACATTTTTCTTTAACGCTTGTGGTACCTTTGACGTTAATTTACCTGATGGTGTATATGATAATATATTTAACATAACCTTATTCTCTAGTTCTGTTACACCCACCTTAGCTGGTGCTCCAAATGTAGAAGGCATTAACCTTAATTTTGATGTGTAGTCATTAATTGTTACTGCTCTATTCTGTGCTGCAAAATTAAATGATATATAATTTCTTATTTCCTCTATTGACATTTGGTCTGCTCCACCGATAGCTGATGTTGTGTTTGTTACTGATAAACTACCTTTAACATTTTGGTTTATTTGTGCAATTGGTCCAGCTACAACAAAATCAATTGTACCCAATGAATTTATAGCTCCAGCTCCTACGTTTGATGATTTACCACCACCAACCCTATATTCTACAAATATTGTTGAGTTCCCTTTAACCATATTTCCCAAAGCTGTGTTATTCATAAACTTTGACATGTCTAAAGTGATACCATTTTTACTAAATGAATCTAATAGGTCTTGCGGTGTTTGGTTTCCGGCACCAAATGTTAAATGAAAAAATCCTTCTGGTGTGTATTCTGAAACAAACCTTTGGTCTGCTTTAATATATTTTCCAACCTTAATACCGGTTTCATCTACTGGTGATGAGGGGTCCATAACAAAAACTTCTTCCTGTGCTAACGCGTCAACCTCATACCACCTGTCAGCTGTTACGTCCATGAACTCCAAACTGGTTGGTAACGTTTTATACCCTGTACCGTCTTTCTGTATAACCGATGTAACACCAACAACGTTCTCATCTGGTAAGAACATCTTATAAAAAGGTTTTGATAGGTTGTCTGTAATTTCTTTTTTAAATACCTTTGTAACACCATTGATAGCTAGTACTTTCTTTGTTATTGTATAATTTCTAATAATACCATTTGAATCATAGTTTGGTATTTTTGTTCTGTTAACTCTACCGTCTGCACCATACTGTGTTGAGAAATCACAATCTTCTGATAATTCAAAAACGTTACCACCACCTTTAAATTGTGAACCTCTCCTTAGGAACCCTAAGTACTTGAAGTCTTCTTTGTCTCCAAGTGCTGGTACAACTATAGAAACTTCACATATAGTTAATGATGGACGATTTCCTGGTACCTTTAATCCGTAAGTTCTGGCTAGATTGTATAATGAACTCCTTTCTTGTGCGTATTGTAAGACCGTCTCTTGGAATGTTCTATCAATCTGAAAGTTTAGGTTATCTGCTACGGCAGCATTTAAATCCAAGAATACAGAATATATAGAAGCGTCGTTAGCATTCTTAATTAAATCAGGATAGTAGGTATTTGTTAACCTAACTAGTTCGTTTCTAATACCTAGAAAATCTCTTTCCGTGTACGCTATTTTTTTCTCAGCCATATTATAAATTAATTATTACAAAATCTCTTGATTCAAATACACCAGACCCAATGCTATAATCAATACGAATCCTAACAGTATATTCTCTTTCTGTGTCCCCAGCAAAACTAAATGTGTTGTCATCCATTGTTGGGTCTAATTCCATACCCCCTTCCTCGGCTCTTAAATCTTCTGCCGATTTAACTTCAACATTATCAATGTTTAACTTTGGTATAAATTCACCTACAGCTTCTCTAATCTCCATATCTATAGATGTTTTAGTTCCACCGTCTAATGGTTCGAATATTAACCTCATTAAATTAGTCCCAAAGTCTGGCAGGAAATACCTACTACCCTTAATAGTTAATATTAAATGTACTAGATTAGACCTAACTTCAGCGTCAGCTAATTCGTTCATTCCTAAGAATAGTCCTTCTTCACTGTCACCAAATGGGAATGTTATACCGTATTTTGGATTGGGCATTCTTTTTTATAATAAATACTTCCAATATAGGTTTGCGTATAGTTTTATGATTCTTTTAATTGTTTATTCATTTTAAGATATTTTGGGAAAAATGGGCAGTGTTTGCATACGTTTCCACAACAACTACCTCTTCTTTTATGGTATTCTTCAGTCATAACCATGTTTCCATTATCCCAATAAAAATCTATAGGTTGTAATTTTGGTTTTATAAACTCTTTATAATGTAGTTCTGTAATCCAATCGTCATTTCTTCTCATCTTCAACTTCTTTTACTTCTTCTTTGTGTCCACAATAAGGACATGTTAATAAATTATGTGCTGTTTCCTTGTTTTCTGGTACATTATTAGACAACAAATGGTAGTCAGCAATTGACCACCATTTATTACATTTACCACAATTAAAGTGGTATAGAATCTCTTTACTAAATTTATGATTCTTCACTTACTTTTAATTTTTCTAAATCTACGTCGACTTCACAATTACCACCAGAACAAGCTAACTCACCTTTTAAATCGGTATTATCTGTTATTTCAACAACTTGTGATAAATCAATCTTATCTAATGATACCATCATCTCTTCATACTTTTCTTTTGTACAATCTTCAAATGGAGCTTGTATGTACGAACCTCCGTCAAATGGTAATACTGACAATCCGTTATAAGCCTTTCTGTTTTCCCACATCCATTCTCCAGCTGCGTCCCATTCGTGGTCTCTTAATGATACCGTAGCTGATACATTATGCCCGTTTGAACCACTTCTATGTCCTGACTTAACCCACTCGCTAGCAATTAACTTAATTCTATCTAGTAGTTGAAATGGTGATTCTGTTCTTACTATAGACCCTTCTGGAGCTTTTTGTGGTATACTTATTACAGCGGTATCTCCTGGTCTGAAATAATCATCCTCTAGTAATTCTGGGTGATTTATTAATAAATAACTATATATAGATTCATTCTTTCCTACTCTAACTCTCCTAATATAATAATCGTTATGCCATGCATGAATACCCGATGAGGTACCTAATGTTAACGATGTGGTTCCCGCGGGTTTTACTGTTGTTGTTCTTGCTGCTTGATTAATCCCTATTAACTTAGCTACTCTAGTATTTTCTCTCTTTACTAGTGAAGCTGATTTTTTCATATCATACTTTAATACTTTTCCTGAACCAATACCCGTCATTGATACACCTATTAGTGCTTCCTTCTCTGTTGTTTCTTGCCAAACTTCTCTCAAATAATGGAATTTCGTGTATCCCGCTTGGAGTGTTCCTATAAAAGCTGCGGCTTTAACTCTTTCATTTAAATCTTCTTGTGACTCAATATCTGAAACATTAACCTCACATAAATTACAGAACTGGTATGGCCTTAGTGCAATTTCACAACAAGGGTTGGTTCCCCAATCTTTATCGTTATTAAGATATATTCCTGGTTCTCCAGCTCCTGATAACTCAACTCTTTTCCAGATATCCATAAAAAATTCTTTTGTAACTTTGTGTCTCATAAGAACCGCTGAATTATTTGCTCTACCTCTTTGTGGGTTTAGTTCCCACCAGTTACCAGCTTTACAACCAATCATAGCGTCATCATCTGCACTAAATAAACTAATTAATGCTGCCCTTCTAATTCCACCAGCTAAAACCGCGTCAGCTATATAACAAATTATATCATGTGTTTCTAACGTTGTTAAATTTTCACCATTCTCTTTTAATGATAAAATACCTTCAATCCTAACTAAACATTCTTTTAATGGTTGTGGACCTGGAGCTTTTCCACCTGATGTTACCAGTCTTGCTCCTTTTTCTCTAATGTCAGAATAATCAAACTCTATACGTGAACCACCGCCATTCATATAAGACTTCATAAGAACCTTAACAGCGTCAGCCCATCCTTCTATAGAGTCACCAATTAAGAATCGTTTCTTTCTTTTTGGGTATGGTTTTTGAATTACTGGTAATTTTTCTACATGGTGTTTTTGTACTGAGTAACCAACACCTGTTCCACCTAACAACAAAAACATTGTTTCGTTAAATGAATCAATAGAATCTATTGGCATATAAGCACAATTATAAATCCTATTTGGTGATATTTCACATGGTTTACCACCGAATTGCATTGACCTCATTGATGGTAGTACTTTCTTTTTATATACATACTGATACTTGTCTCTGATTTGTTCTTCGAGGTCTGGGTACTTCTTAATATGCATATCCATATTTCTTGTTACTAATTCGACCCACGTCTCTCTTCTTTGTTGTTCTGGTAAGTATTTTGCGTAC